ATGTTTCTATGCATAAAAGATTTGATCTGAGACTCTGATCTGATTCCTGTCCAGACACGAAACTCATCCAAGAAACCAACGAATTTATTCACCGTAATTGAGCCTTCTGCGAACGTCAAAACCGTACCAACAGTTGAATACCCTAAAGATATAAGCGCGTCTCCCATTATGATATCTTCAAGTTCAGACCTAGTATTTTGCGTGTTAGAGTGGTACGTACCATCTAAATATCCATACACTCTCTCTGTTATCGATCTTTCGTAAACAAAGGCCACATGATACCATCTATCGTATTCTAAAGATGACATCGTATGTTTTATCGACCTAAACTCATCAGACGAAATATGAAACGAAATTGAATACTCAGAGGCACTAGTTCCTTGTGTCCAAATACACACAGATTTGGAAGAATCTAAAGGATCTCTTTTTTGATATACGATTCTTGTGTCAGTGGAATGATCTGCACTTTGTAAATAAATCCAAAATTCATGGGTAGCACCACTAGTATGAAAGTTTTCGGTGGCTTTTGCTTCACCAAATACTTTTGCCAGATCTGGTGCAATCATTCCTGTTTGATCTTGAACTTCAAGATATACATCACCATCGAACGAAAAATAGCCTTTATTTTTATCAAATTGATCGAATACCCATTTCTGATAGCCACCAAGATCCGATAAAAATTTAACCTTCTCCGGAGCGGTTCCATCGAAAGGGTATCCATTTATTATCTGTTCGAAAGCAAGATTAGTTTTTGCTTCTGCTGAATTAAAGAATACGTGCTGTGACCAATCTGACCAATCAACCAATAATTGTTGGGTGTTTTTCAACCCGGTTCCTAAAGGATCATTTGACCAGAGGTCTTCGGTCACTCCTGGAGAATTTTCTTCTAATATCGCTTGAGTTATATCTCTTAGCACGCTCTTTTCATTTTTGTGTCTTTGCAAGCTTGCTTTCGTAAACAGATTTTTTGCCATTACTTCACCTTAAATGCCATATTAGATTCCCAAATCTTGCGCTCTCCTCGATCATAATAGGCCACATCAATAGTATACGTCTTTCCTCGTGGGAGAACCGATGCGGGAAACGTAAAATACATTCCTTGAGAATCGGTAGAAATTCTTGTCGATTCATCTGGAGAGGATTGTTTATCTGAGAAGGGAATTACTACTTTTTGTGAATTCGTATCTTTCACTTGATAATAAGCTTTTCGAACCACTTGTGACTGTAATTCAATAGGTATTCTAACGGGTTCGTTAGCTATGTTTTTCTCTCTAACAAATAATCGAATCTGTGGAAACTCCGACGTCAGATAAAAGCTTTTCATATCTAACACAGAAAAACGATACTCTTTTGGAACACCCGCTGTGGATGCTAGAGGATATTTCATCATGATAGAACCCGAATGAATGAGTACATCGTTCCCTCTGCCATCATCGTACGACCACGATTCTTGTAACAATAAAGAACCACTTGCAATAAGATCGGTCGATAAAGACGAATCATCTCCGTACGGGTCTACAGTAATAGAAGCTTCATAATAACCAGGTTTTGATAATCCAGCAATTGATACCCCTGTAGAACTTGCAGTTTTTGACCAATCTCCACGACTAAGCGTCAGAGTAGGTGGATTCGTAGTATTCGCTGATATTCCTTGAGAATAATTTCTCACACAAAGGTTATTCGAAATGCCTGAATAAAAATCTAAATGATCGTCTATATGGTAATTTTCCCACGATACTACCAATCTTGGTCTGAGGAGTGGATTCCTAGTGTGCCGGGATGAAAATCTTTTTACGAAGAACGACTTCGCATTTGTTTCGAACTCTTCTGTAAATTTAAGCATCCAACCAAAATTCGGCGTGGTATCTGGATCATCCCAGTGATCTTTTACAAACGTAGTAATATCCATCTCCAAGTCTTCATAGCCAGATTCAAAAGTCTGAGTATCGATTGGAGTTCCTATTTCCTCTTCTCCACCGGGAGTTGCCCACGTGTTACCTACAGATGGGGATAACCAAGAAGCTGAATATGCATCACCAAAAGTTGAAACATTATCACCGAAACCTTCTTCGAAAGCGACAGTTAATGGACACAACTCTAATTGAAAAGCGGCAGGTGCTACTTGCGTTCCCTGTACATCTGATAAAATTAATTTTGCTGTAAACAGGGGCGGATCCGCTGTAATATCCACTTGATTCTCTATCTCTGCTTTTAATTGTGCCAAATCGAAATAAATAAGCCCTCTGGAAAGTTCTGTCAAGTTTGGATTCCAGATTCCTTCCAATGTAGAACATTCAACTTCTGATTTGTCCAAATATTCTACACCGTCGATGGTACAAATACCTGCAACGCCTTTAAGGGTCGTCTCACCGTACAATTTGAATAGGTCAATTGTAGATGCATATCCAACATTAGCGCCTGTAGCACGGGAATCGTTATTAACTATTTTGTTCGTGATATACGTATCCATCGAACCCGTATGGTGGAAAATCATTTATTTTCTCCTATAGAACTGTTATCATTATATCTGTTTCTGGGTATCGGAGTTCGTATATCTCGTACGGTTCCGCAAAATAAATATCATCTTTAAGAGCAAGGTCTAAATTCTTAAGCGTAGAAGAATAAGTTCTACTTTGAACTGTGCCTGCGACGTTTACAAGATCAACACTTACACAGGAGATAACACCTGGTTGGTTGATGACCACGTTCATAATATCACTTTTCACAATGGGTTTACCAAGCGCTATATTTTCTTTAACGTAAAGATCTTTCACTTTTCGGGTGATCAAGGATATCAATTCGTATTTGTTGGCATTGTGTGCGAATCTACAAGAGATCTTAATTTGAAAATTAAGAATACTTGCGTCCAGAACGTCCATAGCATCACCAATCAATCTAAATTCGTTCAAATACGTTGATAAATTTTTCTTAAGAGCATCAGAACACTGAGTCAACATTTCAGATGCATCTAAAGAAACAACATATAGAATCGAACTCAAGGCATTTTCTGGGTTAGGAAGAACGTTTGCACGATAGACTATACCAAACTCGGTTGGCAACGTATAGATCCTCGCTAGAAGGTCGTCTGTAGTCACAATTCTATTCTGCATTGTCCTTGTAGCTGTAATAAAAGTTTTCAACTGTTGCAATGTGGGTGCTGCTGCACCTCCACTAGCTGCCCGAGGATTTCGAATACCGATTGAATTTTGCACTCTTTGTGCTTTATCGTAAGATACGCCAGGAAGAAAAGAAAAATCTACTTCATCGACGGTAACTATCTCTTCTGGTGAAACATTGTGATTGGCTCCCCCTCCATGCCTGTATACGATTTTAAGGACAGTGTTCGTAGGAGAAACTCCGAGAGAAGTAGATTGTAAAAGCCTATTAGGATCCAACGAATACGCTGAGAAAGTTTGTTTTCCATAGAGCGGCAATGCCATGTCGCTAGCATCTGGTATTTTTGCCTCAATAATATTCGAACCATCACCAGAACCAAACCTGAGAGCTGTAGTTCTGGATTGAACTGACGTTTCAGTTACAAATCGGTATGGAGTAGCAATAACTTCTATCGATGTATCTCCATTCGAAAGTCTATTTTTCTTGAATACTGTATCTTGTGCCAATGATTCGACTTCGTGATAATCATTACCATCAGAATCAAATACCCGAAGTATTGATGTGACGTGAGGGTTCTCAATCGTCACAGTTCTAAAAGGCACGAATGAATTTGGAAGTACTACAGTTTGTGTTTCCACCGTTCCGGAAACACATAATCCTGTTCGTTTGAATACGAACGAAGAAAGAATACCAGAATTGTCAGGAATTGGAGTAACCTCAGCAAGAAATTGTCCATTTGCATTCTTTTCTGAAAAATCGATTTCATGTGTGAGATTGAACTTTATACCACTGTTAGATGACACTACGCAATTATCTTTTATGATAGGCAATTCTTCTTCGTTAGGAACATATAATCCAGTAATAGAATCTTTTTTCGAACTAATTTCTAAATAGAAATCGACATTTACTGACGCAGGAGAATTTCCATTCACTTTAATACCTGCATTTCTTACCATTGCTTCAATATTATTGCTTTCTACAACTGTATTTGGGTTCAGTTCCCGGAATTGATGATCCAAATAGAAAGACATATTGTCACCAATATAAGCCGCCATATCTAAGAGAAGGCCTCCCATAGAAGCTTCAGAAAAATCTTGTATTTTATCCTTAAAATACGTTCCTGCATATTTGACCAATTCGTTTCGAAAGTCTGAAAAGTCTCTATTTAAGTACGAACGATTTCTTTGAATACCAAATTTTTTCTTTATATCATCAGACATCTATTATCCTCCAGTGTACAACATTACTTCAAGTGATCTTAATATATTATCGATTGAGGGGATTGTATATGTTATTTGTACCCCTACTTTGGCTATAGTATTAGCATCAAGGGGATCTATAAAAGTCTGAAATCCTTCTAATGATATATACGGCATGTATTTTTCAACTGTCGTACGAATCTGTGCGATTGCTAACGCATCTCCATCTTCGTTACCTAATTCGAATACTAAAGGTAATAGATTGCCACCAAAATCGGGAAATCCAAGTCTTTCTCCATGATTGGTCAAGATAAGATTTCTCAAATTATCTGATATCACCTTCGTAATATCTGTATGCATATCGAAAAGCCCAGCACCATTTACAACTCTCAACGGTGTTTTAATACCGATGGGTGGTTTTTTTACTTCTGGCTGTATTTGAGAAGAAAGCCCACTTATGTTATTTCCCGAACTTTTAAACGAATAACTAGTAGCTCTTGTTGTTTTGAATAAACTCATAAGATCACCTCGTATGTAATTAGGTAGCTTACGATAATATTTAAATAAGTTTTCCTGTGGAAGAAGTCGATGATACACCCACAATTGGACATACTCCTGCAGGAGCAAGGGGAGCTGCAATTCCGGTTACAGGACCACTGCCAACAGTAACCACGTCTGCTTGTAATACGTAAGCATGAATTGCTTGTGCTAATTCTAAAGATAAAACAAAAATTACTTTATCTGAATTATCTACACCTTTCACCGCGTCTGATTTTGCGGTATCTCTCACTTTGATGAAAGCTTTGTAAATATCGGCATGTAAACCAATGTAGGCTGATTGTAATGACATTATTATTCTCCAAAAATTCGTTTAGAAGCCAATTTTTCAATGTGATCTCTGGTCTTTTCCATTTTGCTCTTAAGTTGTTTGGCTGCATTATTTATTTGGGGTGATGGTGCACCATACCCTGGAGTCTGATGCGTAAGCACAGTATTGCAAAAAGCATCTATATGATCATGTACTTCGGTTAAATACTGCTGTAAGACTGAAAACAGAACATACGGATTCATTTTATCATCTGATTCGTATTGTGGAGTCACTTCTTTATGGCCTCCTTCTGCACTGGATTTTCCAATGAATATCTTCTCTCCTATGAGGTGAATACTCCCATCAGGTTGAATTACTACACACGCACGATTTCCTGAGCCTTCTGCCGCCTCTGGATTCCCTTCTTTTACTATACGTATAGAACCTTCTTCTCTGGCAACAAATCGAATCTCATTGGATTTAAGGGCAATAGCAGGGCCTTGTTTGTCTTCTAGAGGAATAGTACCTGCCAATTTGGGTGACTGTTCTCCTAAAGTTAACTTTTGATCGATTGGAGAAGACATCGATATGTATATTCGTGATAAATCTGTATGAAAATCTGGATCTCCTTCTGCAGGATTCTGTGGCATGCCATTTAGATTTGATATTTTATCTGTTTCAATTGTCCCCAATTGGTTTTTCATTATTCTCGGGGCAGTTCTGGAAGGATCTGTACCCTTTTCATCTACAGTTGTAGGCTTCGGTGCTTTATCTCCGATGGGTTGAGTACCTCTTCCTACGACGATATCTATCGTTCCTTTACCAGGTTCCCATTTATGATTCGCATTAGACTGTTTGAATTCTGAATCATTTTTCGACCAACCTCGATCGGTCGAAAAAGAAATAAGCGTATTATGTGACCCCTGAAGTACCAAATCTCCCGGTCTCGGCTTGAATCTCGGTACGGACTCGTGTTGGCTGGGTTTATATACGGGAAGATTAAGAACTTCTTCAGGCTTAGCATCCTCTTGCGGTGTGTTTTCTCTTTTCACCAGTTTCCCTAGGCCTGAAAGAAACGTTCCAACGATATTTTTCTTCTTTCCTTTCTGTTGATCATCTTTATCTTTGGCAGTATCTTTCTTTTCAGCAGGTGTAATCAAATCTCTATCGATGTGTGTATGGCACACATCTTCGGATAAAGCTGAACCTGCAACTCTGGAAAACCAAAATTTCTGTACACCTGCTTGCAACACCCATACTGTTTCACCTATAGAAACCGGTAGCATAAAATGGGATTGGAAAAATGGAAATACGATTTCGTACGAATCATCTACCTTTTCCTCTAGCATTTTTATTAATAATGAGCCTCGAGGGGATTTCTTAAGGTCTGCATAATTTTTTATTTTACCTTTGATCTTGGCATCTTGATCGAATACTACAAATGCATCATCCGGATCGGTTATTACAGCAATAACAGTGCCTGGAAGAAATGTGCCCTCTGAGCCTTTTGCTTCTAAATTACTTCTAGCAGACCCAATTGCAAGGTCCTGGTTCGAAACAGAGGTAGCATCAATACCTACAGAAGGTGCTTGGACATTTTCTCCAGTAGTTAATACCTCATCTGGATTTGCCTGAACCCCTTTTGATGAATCTGCTTTATCCTTTGCTGAACGACCCATTTTTACCCCGATATTTGTGCAAACAAGTTATCTGGATCGATCTGTGCAGCTTTTTCTTCTTCTGCTGCAATGAGATCTGCTAATTTTAATAACTGGTCGTTTGCTTTGTTCATTCTTTCGATATACTTTGCCATCATTGGGCCCAAAGTAACATGGTCCGCTTTGTCACCACTCATAGAACCATATACATCAGTGAATAACATATACGAATTCATGCGATCTACGATCGCATTTTCGTAGATTTCTCTCCACAGAAACTTTTTCTTATCTTCTAAAGCTTCGATCGAAGCAAGCATTTCACCAAATTGCTCAGTTTTCTTTGCAACTTCATCGAAGGTCATAACAGGATCTTTCTTTTTTTCACTCATAGTATATCAAACTCCTTACCTGGTCCATTGATCTGTCTATAAATATTGCGTATAGAAGACATGCACACTGACAATTGTTTCGAATTCAGACCGGTTATATCTCTAACATATATAAAAATTGCTCTTTTATTAAGGAAATCTAGTTCGTCTACCCGATTGAAAATCTCAATGATCGCATCGATACAAGCAACCTCTCTGTCGTTTCTCACTCTTTTACGAATTTCAGAAAACATATCTTTGATTTCTTTGATTGTTTCTTCTTTTTCAATATCCGTTGAAGGTGGAGAGCTATATTGCCCATTGTGATGGAATAATGCATCAACGTTAATTTCGTTATCCGGATCATCTATAGATACCATCCTATACGCTCGTTTATTCTTTTTACGACTATGAATAATCAACCAATGTTTTGCAACAACATTAAAGTAAGAAAATGCCCGGTGACCTTTAGTATGATCGAACTTATGGAGAGTTTCATACAAGTTAATGACACAATCTTGTTTCAAAGTATCGACATTATCGTGCTGCTTGTGGAATCCATATACGTAGATAAGATTTTCGGATAATTTCTCAAGTGCTTCACGAATTATATTGGTGTATAATCGCTCTTTTTCTTTAGGGTCATCGCTTTTGCAGAACTCAACAATGGCTTCTTGATGTTCCTTTCTGAAATATCCTTTATTCTTTGGAGGCGAAGTACCCCTTTTCTTAACGATTTTCTTCATCATCTTCTTGAATCTCCTCAAGTTGACCTATCTCATTAGCCACGAAGAGGATGCTGGTTTGGCACTCTTTAATATCATTAATGACTTGACGAATCTGGGGTGAATCATAAAAGAGAGGTATCTCTAATATTTTCGAAATCGATTCATATCTTGCATCCAATCTATCCAAAGATTTTTCCAATGCATCTTCCATTCGTATCAAGGAACGGCCGAATTTGTAATTATAATATATTGATACACCTAATAGTACTGTAACGAGAACTGAATACACCCCAAGAATCCAAATCATTTCCACCTCTTCCAAAAGTTATCATACATTTTTGATATTTTATCGAAAGAATAACGATTTTTCACTTCTTTTTGTAGCTTTTTAGTATCAGGCTTAGCCTCTAATACGAATTTTAGAAGTGATTCTCTTGCTGAAGGAATATCTACATTAGCCCAATTAGCACCAGCCATCCAGATATTCGAATCTACTTTACTTTGTGGAATTGATTGAATACGACCGGATACCTTTTCCCACTCACCCAGATTCAGAAATTCCAGATGTGCTGACCAATTCGTAGCACAAATAGGCAAACCACAGGCTGCAGCTTCAAGCAATGGGAGCCCAAAACCTTCACCGTGAGTAAGAGAAATCAATCCTTTCACCTTGGGATGCTTATACAATGACGATACTTCCTTCTCATTTAAGTATCCGTGGAGAAGATAAATTTTAGGAAAAGGTCCTTTTCGTACTTGTTTAAGGATATTTTCCATCTTCTTTTTGGTGATATGCCTATCGACTGAAGAATTCCCACCACAGTTAGTTTTCACAATCAAGCCAACATCCGGATTATCCTTAAACAGATCACAAAATAATGCTAAAGTAAGACCAGTATTCTTTCGATCGGTTTCATAATCGCCAGACATTTGTCCAAACATTAGATAATTCTCTTGAGTTTGGAATGATATATCCAGATGAGTAGCATCGGAATCGCAAGAATCAACCCATGATTCTGGAATCACAGTTACTCGATTTGGATTTAATCCAGAATTAACTAAACACTTCTTTGAAAATTCGCTTGGAACTATTACATGATCCATTCTTTCGCAAGATGTAACCCAATTTGGATTACATTTATCAGATTCAACGACCGCACTGATCCCAAAGTTTTTCTTTGCCAACGAAGGAGACCACTCATTTGGCAGCATTATTTGAAAAGAATAATCAGGTTTCGACTTAAGAGGAGAACTAGCTTCCATAATTTTATCGATAAGGCCATCACATTCGCTTCTATCGGTATACCAAGGTGTATTTCCCCACGGAGTTATATCGGTTGTGACGTGAAAATCCTGATTGAAAGCCCATCTACAAATCTGCCTAGCGTGTACGCCATAACCAGAAATTGACAAGAGTGGCCCTTTGATATGTACGTGTGTCATCACATCACCTCCAACTTGTATCGATTATACCGGGATCTCCACGATTGAATAGTGTGCTCTATCAAATTATCCCATTGCTCTATCCTATTTTCATAATTGAATTCGTAATTTACGTATTCTTTTACCTTTTCTGACAATCCTTTCCAAGTATCTGGAAACTGCTTAGCATGATATAAGTCTAAAATTGCTCCAGCAATAGTGTCAACCGACGTGTAATCCTCTAGAATATACGGAACTATCTGATTTCCAACCATTGTCTGGAACTCAATTGGCAATGCAATTCCATTTGGAAGACCATTTCTGTAATCGATTACTTGCCTTGTTTGCCCACCTGTCATCGGTGCGATGATTGGAGTACCAGTCATCATCGATTCTAACGTAGAAAGTCCAAAGCCTTCACTATGAGACACGTTAATAGTAAAATCTGCTAGGTTATAGTATTCATTTAATTGATCGAACCGGATTCTTTCCGTACTGAAAACTACATTTTCTTGCAATCCAAAATGGTCTCTTAATGCTAATAGATTCGGGCCTTCTTGATCAAATGGGTCGGTATGCATTAGGAGTACTGCTTTTTTGTGATGTTCGTCCTCTTGAAGCATGTCAATAAACTTTTTCCAAGCCCAAAGAAGATCATTAGGTCGTTTCCTTCGTGCATTTCTATTAGTCCAGAAACCTACGAACCAATCTTTCTTGTTTGGCAACCATTTCTGGCGTGCTTGTTGCTTCTGTTCAGGTGTAAACTCGAAATAAACTTCACTAGGAACCGTATGAGGTACAAAATGAGTCTTCTCAGGATACTTATCTTTCAGTTGTTCGTACGTATGATACGAATGACACGCGAGAAGATCGGTAGCTTCGTAGTACATATCATTGAATTCAGGATATGGTTTGTTATCCCAGACGTGCCAATAAGCGATTGGACATACTTGATGTATTTCGTCTTCCATTGCAAATAACCAATGGAAGAAACGAGGATCTGTAAATATTAGTACAAGATCCGGTTTTTCCGTGGCCAAAGCCAATCGAAGCATTTCTGGAGTTCCAAAACCATCCGTAGGTTTAATAATAAAATCTTCATTAACCTTCGAAACTTTATAGTCAGAATGTTTTTGTGCCGCACCAAACTGTCTGATCGTATACTTCCCAGTGTCTACCAATCCATTTATCAGGAAACGACTCTGAGTGCCCACACCGGACGTACTTAGTGCATGATCTGATAACATCAGAATCTTTTTCTTACCATGATTGGCCATTACAATGCTCCGTGTTTGCGAATGGACAGAACTTGCATGATTCGTAGTTCTTCAAAGCAAATCCTTTCTTGACATTTTTTACCATCTGGTCGACCAGCTTGTCGGCCTTTTCGATGAACTTTGGACCTACAGATACTGTGAATAAGTCAATTGCTTTTGGAGCTTTCGCTCCTCTTTTAAGAAAGACGTATGCACATTTAATCTGTTTCAAATCCAAGTTTAATTTACGAGCAAGGTATCGTTTGTACAAACCAACTTGAGCCGTTTTCAAGAAGTCTCTTCGTTGATCTGATA